GATATTATCGGCGCTACGACTACTGTTACTAATGAATTTGCTTTGAAATTTTCTATTGGCGGAGCTTCCGGCACTCCTCGTGTAGATGTGTCTCTGCCTAAGTGTCACTTGGAAGTTCCTACGCATTCTATTGAAGATGTTATCTCTCTTGAGACTAATTTCCACGCACTGCCAAGCAGCATTGATGCAGCGGACGAAGCGACCATTACATACGTTGGTTCAGCATAATAAGAATAAATATTTATAAAGGGGCTTCGGCCCCTTTTTCTTTATACCTTCTAAAAATAATTCTTGACTTTTTATCTCCTGTACCCTATAATTACAGAATATAAAATTAACTCTAACACATACAGGATAATAAATAATGAGCGATTCACCAGTTTCTTTAGCGAGTTTAATTACTCCCAGCAAGACTGTTTCTATTGACTTTCCAGGATTTAACAGCACAACTGTAGATTTGTGTTACCTGGGTAGAGAAGAATTAGTAAAACTAAGAAAAAAATGTGTTACTACAAAATTTGATAAGAAATCACGTCAGCCAATTGAAGAGCTTGATGAAGAAAGATTTCTTACTGAGTATTGCAAAGCTGTAATAAAAGGATGGTCGGGATTAAAGTATCGTTACCTAGAAGAGCTTCTTTTGGTAGATATATCTTCTCTAGACCCTGACGATGAGCTTCCCTATACTCAGGACAATGCAGAACTACTTATGAAAAATTCAGGTACATTTGATACTTGGGTTACGGAGGTAGTAGCTGACCTCGAAAATTTTACCGGGAACAAATAGAGGCTTTACAGTCTCTATTTAATCGGTACGTTCGAGAAGCAGATTCTAAGATAGATATAGATAAATATCTTAGACTATGCGAACAGCTCGGAGAAGAGCCAGACCCTACTAAAATGCCGCTCGAACTTTCTGACTTTCCAGAAGAAGTTCAAGTGGCATTTTTTATGTTCAGCCTTTTACCAGATCATTGGGAAGGAATGAGTGGAACATACATGGGTAAATACTGGGACGGTATAGACTATTACTTCAAAGTCTATGGTATAGAGAATCCAAAAGAGATACTGTTGTTTATGAAGATGTATGAAAATACATTAGTCTCTTATAAAGCGGAAGTTGCTGAAAATAAAAGAAAGACAGAAGAAAGAAAAGCAAAATCAGGCGGTGGAAAAAATTACACCCATAATGTGCGCGGATAATGGCAAAAAATAAAGTACAAATTGATGTAAGTGTAGATGATAAGGGCACTACTAAAAAAGTAGCTCTTGGTGCGAAACAGGCCGGCGAAGGCTTAGATAAAGTAGCCACATCTGCTCGTACTGCCGATCGAAATATGAAGGGTGTTTCACAGCAGTCTGCAAACGGGACGAAAAACTTTTCGAAAATGGCCCAGGGGATGGGCGGACTAGTTGGTATATATGCCACTATTGCAGCTCAGGTTTTTGCTGTATCTGCTGCGTTTCAATTCTTTAAAGAGGCGGCAGATCTTCGAGTAATTAAAGATTCTCAGATAGCCTATTCATCTGCTACTGGTATTGGTATGATGACCCTTACCAAACAGATAAAACAAGCAACAGACGGACTGGTCGGATTTAAAGATGCAGCAGCAGCTGCAGCAATTGGTACTGCTTCTGGTCTTTCTCAGGAACAAATAAGAGGGTTTGCTCAAGGAGCAAAAGAAGTTTCTCAAATTCTTGGAAGAGACGTAACAGATTCATTTAATCGTTTAATACGTGGTGTAACAAAAGCAGAGCCAGAATTATTAGACGAACTTGGTATCACTCTAAGACTTGCTGACGCAACAGAAAAATATGCTGCAACTCTTGGAAAAACCGCGAAAGAATTAAGCCTGTATGAAAAAAGTCAAGCAGTCGCCGTAGAAGTTCAGGATCAGTTAGATAAAAAGTATGCATCAGTAGCTGCTTCTGTAGAACTTCAATCGAATGCTGTTGCACAGCTCGGTGTGGCCTTTGAGAAAGTGTACCATCCAATACAGCAGTTTGTTGCTGCAATTGCAGAGCCGACTGCTCTTTTCTTAGCAGATAACATAAAAGCACTTACAGCTGCGCTTGGCTTACTCGCACTACCAATTATAAAAGCAATTATACCCGGCCTTTCCGACTGGGCAGAAAATTCAAGACTGGCTTCAGAAGCGGCATCTCAATCTCTAAAGGAAGCTCGCTTAGAAATGGAAGCATTAAAGCAAGCATCAGTTGAACTCTCTCAAAGTGGCGCGGACCCTAGAGCTGCTGCTCAGCAAGCACTGCAAGGTGTAAAATCTACCAGTAGCGGGGTCAAAAAACTTCAAGGCGGAGACTTTGGATCTCTTACAAAAAGAGAGATAAAAGGACTTCTTCGAGCGGCGGAGGACGGCAAAGGCGCTGTTACTCAAATGAGTAACGAAATGAAGCGCCAGTATATTGCCGCTCTTCGAAGCATGGCTGGAGAAACTCAAAAAACAGGAGCAAAGATCTCAGCCAGTTTCGCAGATATAAAGACTAGAGCAATTCTTTCATTTAAGCAAATGCAGGCAGCATGGGGTATCATGATTGCTCGTATGAAGCAAGGAGTTGCGGCACTTTCCAGAGCAATGAATACCGCAATGAAGCTCGCAGGTTGGGTAGGCTTTGCTTTATTAATCAAAGATCTTTTAGTAAGTGTAGGAAATATGTTTGACTTTTTCAAGCAAAGTCAAGTAGTGGAGGACTTTGCAAACAAGTTTGATTCAATTATTGAAGCCACCAAAACAGCTACAGAAGAGTTTCAAAAGTTTGAAGAAATACAGCGAAAGTTTTTTGAAAAGAATGCATTTTCTAAGCCAGACCTTGATGGCCTATCTGCGATTGGAAATGTAATAGACTCAAACAGAAAAGCATTTATTGATAGTATTGAAGCACAGAAAGAGTACAATAAATACTTAGAGGATACTCCAGATCAGAAAAATCGTTTAAAAATTGCTCAAGAAGAAGTAAATGTAATACAAGCAAAAATAGATCGCCAAAAAGAACTAAGGGCGGAACAGTTAGCTCAGGTAAAAGCAGGTACTTTTCAAGGCTACCGGGTAATGCAAGTAAGCGGAGAAGATGGTGCCGCATTAAAAGCCGCGCAAAGAAGAGTGGAAGCAATTAAAGCAGAAACTCAAGCAAGAAAAGACCAAATGAGTGTAAATATTGGCGAAGAGATGCTTGGGTACACTGATATTCAAGAGAAATTTACCAAAGCTGTAGAAGGAACAAAAAAATCTGCTACTCAGCTTGCTGCAGGCCTAAGGGCGGCAAAAATCGAAACTCAGGAAGGCGGACCAGACTTCTTAAAACTTTTAGATACTCTTGCCGCTACCGGCGAACTAAGCGAAGAGAACCAGAAAAGATTCGATGCACTCGCAGATTCTTTAGTAGGGATTGGAGCAACTGCTCGTCTTGCTAAACAAGAATTTACTGAGTTACAGCGAATCTTCGATCAAAAGATGTCCTCAATCACAGAATTTACTACCAGTGTTACTGATGCTATTAACAGATCTGAAGCCTTGCTACGAGAATATCAGACCGGACTACTAAAAGACGAGGAAGGGAGAGACAAGACAATAGCTTCTATCAAACGAAACCTAGAAGGATTAAATAAAATTCGTGCGATGGAAGTGAATACACAGCTGCGTTCTTTAGCAATAGAATTAGCAAAAGAAAAGGCTATGATCGGAGCAACTACTCTAGAAAAAGAGTCTATAAATAGAAGAGTAAAATTAGCAGAGATTGAAAATCAAAGAATGGGCTTACAAGAGCGGTTAGCTCTCGCAATGGCGGATGAAACTAAAATAGATCAGAACAAAATTAACGCTCTAATGATGCAGCTCGAAATTTTAGACGCACAAGAGGAGTCAGTACTTCGTCAGCAAGATATCTTACTTGATACAATTGACAAAATGGAAGAAGCATTTGAACAAGGGTTTCAAAAAAATCTAGCAGATATAATTAAAGGAAATATATCTAGCCTTCGAGACGCTGCTGCAAATATTGCAAAAAGTGTATTAGAAACTGCGGCGGATAATCTTGCAAAAGGATTGACCTCTATGCTTTTTGGCGACAAAAGCCCCGAAGGAAAAATTAAAACTGCAATGATGCAAGGCGCAGATTATACTGCCGAAGAAATTCGTGCAGCAATGGAAGGCCGCTCTTCCTCCAACGCGTCCTCTGGAGCTGCAGGAGAAGGCGGACGTTTGGGTGTTTGGGATTCTGTGAAGAAACTCGGCTCTGACCTTTGGGGCAGTGCGGGAACAGAAGGTAGAACAACTACTGACCCTAACGGGGTTGCAGGAGAAACAAAAGTTGTTCCCGGAAGAGGAATGGTTGGATTATTTACAGAGTTTACAAGAGATTTAAAATCAGTGTTCAGTAAAGACACCCCTTTTCTTGAGGGGCTTCAAAATCTATTTATGAATTTTGGTACGAACATTGGAGGATTATTTACTAGCTTACTTGGAGGATTGTCTGGAATTTTTGCCTCTCTATTTGGAGGCTCTACAAGTACTTCGTCTCAGATCGGAAGTCTATTCTTGAGTTCTTTAGTCAGTGCGGGAGCTAGCGCTGCGGGCAACTATTTTGCAAGTAGCGCAAATACTGCTCAATTAGCCTCTGCACAGGCGTCCAACACAGCGGCAGTACAATCAGACTTAGCAAGTAAAATTAAAATTGGTCCTACAGGTAGGTATGGCGGCGTAATGTCAAATGGTAGTAAGGTCGCAGGCTATTCAATGGGAGGGGTTGCAAAAGGCCCTAATGCGGGGTATCCTGCAGTATTACATGGAACCGAAGCCGTAGTACCATTACCAAATAATAGATCAATTCCAGTAGATTTAAAAGGGTCTGGACAACAAAACAATGTAACAGTAAATGTTTCTGTGAACTCAGATGGAAGTAAGTCAGAAGATAAGCAAGCAGACTCAAATATGGGGGCTAATCTTGGAACAGCTATCTCTGCTGCGGTACAGCGCGAATTACAAAATCAAAAGAGATCGGGTGGAATACTTAACCCATATGGAGTAGCTTAATGTCTAAATTTTCTTTTACAATTCCTGCTGATAGTATTTCAGCAGGAGTTCCGGCAGCAAATGAGGAAGTAACTGCAGACAGAGGAATGACAAGAGCCTCTAAGCATCGTGTATTAAAAGCAAGTTTTGGAGATGGATACGAGCAGAGAGTTTTAGATGGATTAAATACAAAGAATGATACTTTTTCTGTCGGTTTTAATAATCGAACAGCGGCAGAGATAAACTTAATTGCAAAGTATTTTGATGTACAGGCAGGCAAAAATTTTACCTTTACAGTAACGGATTTAGACGGAGACACAAATATGAAGGTAGTATGCGAAGAGTATAATATTTCGTATAATCACGAAAACTTTCATTCACTAACAACAAACCTTCGAAGAGTATATGAGCCGTGACAGAGATTATAGATACAGTACAGCTACAAGAAGTAGGAGACGCTTTAATAGAGTTATTTGAAGTAACTCTTCCTAGCGGAACAGTAGTGCACTTATTAAACGGAATGGACGGAGAGACGGATAATATCTATTTCTCTGATAAAACAGGTACTGTTTTAAATGAATATGTATCCTTCCCGCTCCAAATAGAAGGTATAGAAATAAAATCTTCTGGGGTACAAAATCGACCAGTTCTTTCCGTAGCGAATATACCCTCAATGACAAGAGGTTACGGCAATACTTCCAGCGGCTCAAGTGACGAAACCACATTATTAGATATTCTAGCAAATGAAGGGTTTACAACAAATGAAGATCTACTGAATACACGAGTAGTGTACCGACAAACATTATTTAAATACACACAAAAGGCAGGAGATACGCCAGAAATTCCAACGGAGTTTCCTTCGGCTACCTATATAATAGATAGAGTATCAACAGAAACTAATATTTTTGTGCAGTTTGAGCTGGCAAGTCCTGTAGACCTCGAAGGTCTGACCCTGCCAAATAGAGTAGTAATAGGAAAGTATTGCCCATGGAGGTACCAAGGCGTAGCACTCTCTGGAGAAGGGGGGTGTATATGGCCCTTAGACAGCAACGGCTTGTTTTTTGATTCAAATGATGATGTCATCAGCAGGGCAAATGCATCTGGTATTGCACAGTGGCAGAATAATATAACTTATAACTCTGGTATTACCGTAAAGACTACTACAAACAACCATACACAACTTTGGCAGTCTTTAAGATTTGTACCGTTAAACAAAAATCCAGAACAGAATCCGGTGTACTGGAAAAGACGAGATACTTGTGGAAAACTAATTAATTCTTGTAAAATTAGATTTCAAGGAAATAATATAAATAGCACTTTAGATACTTCTGTATCCCTTCCATTTGGTGGGTTTCCAGGATCAAGGAGCTTTAAGTGATAGATCAAATAAGAGAACACTTTGAAAAAGAATATCCACGAGAGGCTTGTGGAATAATTGGGATAGTAAAAGGAAAGAAGAGGTACTTCCCATGTACAAACGTAGCAGAAGATGACGATAACTTCATTATGTCTTCAAAAGATTATTTTAAGGTGAAACAAAAAGCAGATATATACGCAATTGTGCATAATCATCCAGACGCCTCAAACGAGCCAAGCCAGCAGGATATAGATACTTGTAATGCTCTAGGCATAAAATACTATATATTTAGCTATCCTGATATGGAGCTAAACATATTAGAGCCGAAAGAAAATTTTACGCCATTAATAGGGCGAGAGTATAAGTTTGGAGTATCAGACTGTTTTGAGGCTTTAAGAGACTGGCTATCAACTAAAAATATAGTTATACCTACAAGAGATCTTTTTGAAGATGATTTCTGGCAAAAAGGTATAAGTTACTTTACCGAAGAAAATATAAAGAAATGGAACCATAAAAAAGTCGACACTTTGCAGGAAAATGATGTTTTAATTTTTCAAATAGAATCAAATATTCCTAATCATTGTGGAATTTATTTAGGCGACGATGTATTCTTTCACCATGCAAATAATAGGCTTTCATGCAGGGAATCGCTTTTTCCTTTTTGGGGAAAGCATTTAGTAGGTATTTATAGATATGAAGCGTAAAGTTTATCTGGACGGAGAGCTTGGGGCAAAATACGGCACTGAATTAACAATGAATGTTGATTCTATTGCTGAAGTTTTTAAATGCCTCGAAGCAAATTACCCCGACGTAAAAGACTATTTAATCGACTGCCATCATAAAAACATAGGGTTTATGTGTGAGGTTGGAGGGAATGCTATTACAGCAGATGAAGAAGTCATTTTAAAGTTTGGAAAAGGAGATTTTTATATATCTCCAACCCCTGTAGGTGCGAAAAAAGGAATAACAAAAATTATTGTAGCAATTCTTATCATTGTTGCAACAATCTATTTAGGCCCTCAGGCACTTACTACTGTTGGATATCAGGTCGGTTTAAGTTTTGGTATAGGCCTGGCTTTGATGGGACTGCAGCAAATTATGGCTCCGGATCCAAGTACAGAGGCAGATCAAGACGAGGCATATCTATACCAGGGAACAGGACAGAATATACTTGAAGGAGATCCGGTACCTATACTCTATGGAAAGTTAAGAGTTCCTGGAAGACCGATCAGCTTTCATGTAAGAAATGAGCATCAGAGATACTATAACACTGGGAATATTACTTCAGATTCTCCAGAAGACACGGCAAATCCAGTAATGGGCAATGATACAGTAGAAAATGGCACACAAGGCGACAACAACTTAGACTCGCGGCCTCCGTCAGCCTCACAATAATAGAGAATAGAACATGAATATATATTTTACTCCTCCTCCAACTCAACAACAGCTAGAGAGTAAAGAAACTGGAGATACTGTACAGAATATTAATATAGTGGATGTTATCTGCGAAGGCCCAATTAAAGGTTTAGTAGGGGGCACTGCAGGAGTATACCTTGACGATGTGTCCATAGAAGACGCTGAATTTAATGAATATGTCCCTACTCAAACAGTAGCTTCCGGCACTATAACTTTTACCGGAGGAGCAACAGGCACCACTGATTCAAATACTTCTATACCTACTAACTTATCGAACTTTTCCACTCTTCCACGAACTGTGGTTCTTTCTAATTATAGAGAGACTACCGTTAATTTGTCTAATCAGAGTACTGCAAGCGGAACTGATAAATTTACTTTAACTGCTACCTCGGGCACCCCTTTTACTGGAGACTGGGCAACAAAAGCTACTACGGGGCGTTCAGCTACTTTATCAAATGGGCAGCAATCGGTACTAGGCGTTTTATTCATTGTTAATGGATCTACGGCTACTTTTACAACTGAAGCATATTCTGGAATTGACACTAGTTCAACCTTTACTTTACTTATCTCAGAAAGCTTTACACTTTCTACTATAAATAGTTCTACTTCGATTACTTTAAATTCTGCCCCCGCTGCTGGCACATATAACTTTAGTGTTCTAGGACAACAAACTTTTAATGATGATGGGCTTGTTCCTTTCGATTGGGCAGGGTATTCAAATAAAATATCAAATATAGCTGTACAATTTCGTAGAGGTTCTTTGTATCAAAACTATTTGAGAGAAATTGGAGGCGTAGGCGGTTCGGTATCTATTTTAGGAAGTACCAGCGGCATTAACTTGCCAGAATTAAAAATACTTAGCTCTACAGGAGAGACTGCCACAGGATTAACTGTTATAGATCGAGCGGGACTTCCAAATGGATCTACAGACACCGCAGACGCGCCAACTATATTAGATACGTCTGATTTTGGTCTCGATACGTCTGCAAAAATAACTGAAGCGGATGAAGTTTATTTCTCTATAAGATACTCTGCGTTACAGGCTTTAAACGTTGCAAAAGGCGGAAAAGAAACAGCCTACGCATTTTACGTTGTTCAAATACGAACAAAATTAGATAATGTATGGAGCTCTTGGCAGAATGCGTTCCCAAGCTACGGTAATTATATTAGGCATCTAGGAAATACGAATGCGCCTACGAACTTTGATCACTACATAAATATAAATCAGTTTCGTCCTTTTGATGACTTTCAAATTCGTATATCAAGAATAACTCGGCACTTAGGGCTTCCAGTATCTCAGGATGGCACTTCTGGAAATAGAACCAATAAAAATAATTGGCAGCTATCCGCGGCTTGTGTTATTAATTCTTTAGGTGCTTTAATAAAAGATAGATTTAGATATCCCTACTCGGCGATAGCATCTGTTGCATTTTCAAGCAAGCAATATTCCTCTATGCCTCGACGTAGTTATCTATTAGAGGGATTAAAAGTAAAAATACCATCTACTTATACTCCTAGGGAATATTCTTCGGACGGTGTTGCTAAATACGAAGGCTTTTGGGACGGTACATTTAAGGATGCCTTATACTATACAGACAATCCGGCCTGGGTACTTTATGACATTATAACAAATAATCGCTACGGGGCCGGAAAATGGGTTCAAGAAACGGATATAGATAAGTATGCACTTTACAGAATTGCAAGATATTGTGATGAATTAGTTGATGACGGTAAAGGAGGTTTAGAGCCGCGGTTTCGTGCAAATATCTTTTTAACGAAGGCAACTGACGTATATAAAGTTCTTAAGGACATGGCTACAGTATTTCTTGGAATACTATACTGGCAGGATGGGCAGCTTACGGCTGTTCAGGATATTCCTCAAGATCCTATATATACATTTACAAAAGGTAATGTAATTGATGGGGTTTTTAACTACGAAAGCTCTGGGGCAAAAACACGAGCAAATCAAATAATTGTAACTTGGACAGATCCTACCATTAACTATGAGCCTGTGCCAATTATAGTTGAAGACAGAGAAAGTATTGTCAGAACGGGGCGTATTATTAGCGAGCCGGCAGTAGCTTTTGGTGCAACTTCGGAAGGTCAGGCAACAAGATATGGCAGATGGAAACTATGGACTGCTCAGAATCAAACTGAGGTAGTATCATTTAAAACTTCTATTGCCGCTAACTTTATAAAAGTTGGCGATGTAATTAACGTTCAAGACGCAGACAGGTATGGAATTGCTTATAGCGGAAGAATACAATCCTCTGCATCCTCTTCTATTGTCTTAGACAGAGAGGTTTCTTTTAATTCTGGCTCAGAGTATGAACTAAGTACTTTAGTTTCTAGTAACGCGGCTTTCTATATAGGAAAAAATAGCGTAACTATAAATGGAAATACATATGCTGCTGGAGATATAATACCGGAAGCTTATCTTGATATTGATGGAGATGGTACTTATACACTATCGGCTTTAAATACGGAAGAAAAAGCTTCAAGTGCTTTTAATAACTCTTCTGGTACTACTCTACTGCCGATTGAGTGGAAGAAGTATACTTATGTACAAAGAAATATTATTACTAATTCAGGTACCTCAACTAATACTATTAGTTTAGCCTCCGGAATTTTTGGAGTAACTCCGGCCTCTGACACTGTTTGGGCTCTTACAGAGACTTCTAATAATCTTGAAGTTATAGGCTCAAAGAAGGAATATAAAATATTAAGTATCTCTAGCTCTGAGAAAAATATTTTTGATATCTCTGCGGTAGAATACTATAAAGAAAAGTTTCAATCAATTGAAGAGAATTATGAGCTTGGGACTATACCTTCAAGTATTTATAGAGAAAAAGAGCCAGAGACAGTCCCTGCACCTTTGAATCCGAGAGTTATTATAGCTTCCGATGCATTGGCTGTTGGAGAGGAATTACGCATTGAGTGGGATGAGCCCGAGGATACTACGTATATTGCAAGGTACGAAGTATTACATAATATCTCTGGTGTGCAGAATCCTATAAGAGTAAATTCGACAAGCACATTAATTACAAAAATACCTAATGGAGTTTACACATTTAAAATCCGCTCAGTTTCTACAAAAGGTAACTACTCTCAGTATGTATCACTTCCATACTCTGTAGAAGATCCTTACGAAAGTAATATTGACCGTATGCCTTTAGGGGTACCAAAAGGATTAGTTTCTACTGTTCCCGTACGCATAATACCTGCTTACGATTCGAGCAATAGTGCGGAAAGTCTAAGTGCTGAGATTATTGGATATGATTTTGGTTTTGAGACGAGCAGCCCTGTAGTAGCTTCTATTGCAGACCCACTTAACCCTGTAGATCTTTCTACTGGTACTACATCTTTCGATGTAAGCACTCTTTCCTCGGATTACATATACTATGCGTATTTTCAACGCACCCCTGCAAATATTAAGTTAGTAAGATATGATACTACTTCAATACCGGGCAAGTCATTCTACTACGACAATACTTTTGGATCTACCACTCCTGTATGGACTAGTGTAGGGAATGTTTCTATTTCGGCGGGCTCAAATAAAGTAACGGGTTTTGGCTTTCTCACCTCCTGCTATCCGAGAATGCTATTAAAATTAGGCGCTGGAACAGGTGCTACGGTTATATCTATTCTTTCTAATACTGAGCTTTTAATTGATACAACTTTTGATGCTGATATCTCTATCGAAGCTGAAAAACCTACGCTAAGACCTGAAATTAATCAGGATGCTATATTTGCTAAAATAACAGCAACTCAAGCTGGAGTACCTACAGCGGAGCCGTATATTACTTT